TTGCCGAAGATCTCCTCGGTAGACCAGTAGTGATTGCTCACCTGCCGGGCCGCATTGTCGATCTGGGCGCCGATGGACTCATTGACGTAGATGCGGGTGTTCGGATAGTTGAAGTTGCACAGGTTCAGGATCTGAATCAGCTTCTCGATCGCGGCACTGAAGCCGTAGGAGGAGTCGATCGCGGATTCCACGTTGGCGACCCGGGCCATCTTGAGTTCATTGGCGCAGCACAGGGCGAACCACGCCTTGAATTGCGTGACGTAGGCGTAGTAGGGGTTGTCGGAGTCGTCGAAGCACTTCTCCTTGCCCTTATTGCGGGCGTCGATCCCGAAGACGCTGCCCTTGACGAACCCGGGCGGGTAGGCCAGGAAGCAGCCTTCGTTCAGGTCCCACTCGACCACCAGGATGGAGGTCAGGTCGGTCGAACCGCCGGCGGACAGGACGTTGGCCGGGGTCCCGGTCAGACTGGCCAGCCGGGTCTCGACGCCATCGATCTGGTCGCCGGAGCCGCGGGAGCCAGAGACGAACTGGGTCAGGATGCTCTTGGCCAGGCCCTTGAGGTTGCCCATGTCGCGCGACCGGCGTTCCTCAGTCCCGTTGGCCAGGGTATCGATTTCGTCCTCGTCGATCTCCGAGCGGGACTCCATCAGGCCCACCGGCTCCAGGACCGGCTGGGTCGTCGGCCGCTTGGCGGCGACGCCCTGATAGAACTGGCGACTGGAACCGGAGGGCACACTGGTCAAGCGCCGCATCCGGTGATGGAGACCGTCCGACGCCTCTTTGGCCGGGGCATCGTTGAAGAAGTCGTCCATCGCGTAATTGAGCACGTCGATGATCGGCAGCATGGTCTTGCCGTCGGACGAACCCTTGGCCCGCTCGGGGAGCGTGAATTGGGTGTTCAGGTTGTACTCAGCCATGTTGGCTCACCTCTCAAAACAAGTTCAAAAAACCGTTTGGAACAATGTTTCGCAGAGGTGGGCTGCCTTGCAGCAGGGCTCATGCTGGCGTTTCGCGTCCGCTGGGACGGAGGACTTGCGGTGTCCTCAACCGCTCGGGCCGCCCGGGGGCGGGTAGGCGAGTACTAGCGGGAGTGCGAGTCGAACGCACCTAATTGCGGTTATGGGCCGCACGCTGGAACCGCTCCAGTCGATCCCGCGATCTTCACTTGTCAGTTACCGCGCCCCGACCGCATCCGGCTGGGGGCGGTCGTACCATTCCTTGCTGAACATATCCGGCCGGTTGCCGCTATCCGGCAGTTTCGGGGATTCGCCCGCACTGTGGGGCGTCCCTTCCCGCAGGCTATAACTCCACAATTCGTGCATGGCCGCCATCAGGGCTGGGTTCTCTTCTTCGGCCACGAGCTTGGCCAAGCCTTCGCTGCCGAACTTCGTGGCCGCGGCCGCCGCCTGCTCCTTGTAGGTCTTCCACCCGGAATCCCCGCCGCCCACCTTCGCCTTGAGGGCCTTGACGCCTTCAGTCTTGGCGGTCTCGTAGTCCTGACCGAGAATCCCGGCCAGCTTATTCTCCACGTCGAAGATCTTCTGGAGGGTCCCCGGCATGACCCCTTCCTCCACCAGAATCTTGCCCAACTCGTCTCGGTACTCGCCGTAGTGCGGATTGGCCCGAATCCCCGCCGGCAGAATCTCGTCCAGCTTGTAGGCGTCCGCCTGGTCCGGGGCCCCGAGCTTGCCCAGGATTTCACGCCGGGCCTTCGCTGTCTCTTCCGGACTGGCCCCTTCTTTCGGCAGGGCGACCTTGCTGTGGATCAGCGGCTGGGCCGCCACCAGGGCCTTGTGAGCCTCTTCCGGCGTTGCGTACTTGCTCAGCACCTTCTGGTGTGCCTCGTCGAAACCGCCTGTCTTGTACCACTGTTCAGGTGCGGCCTTGAGACTGGCGTCCTTGGCGGGTGTTTCCGGCGGTTGGCCGCCAGGATTGTTCGGTTCATCACTCATCGGTTCGTTGCCCTTCCAGGAAATCGGTTACGTTGAACGCCCCGGCCGTCAAAAGATCGACGGCGGCGTTGTGCAATACGCGATCCTCTTCGCCATTCAGATGATCCAGGAGCTTGAGCCGATTCAGGAGCCAGCGGCCCGCGAACCGCCCGGCCTCCGTCGTCAGCAAGGCCTGCCGCAGGTGCATCCGCACCCGGGCCTGCTCCTGCTCTTTCTGTTCGGGGGTCAACGTCATTTGCCCATCCCCATCAGTTGCGCCATCGCACTGTCCTCCGCGATCGGCTTCGACAGGTTCTTGACGGCCTTGCTCTCGCGCTCGACCATCTCCCCGGCCATCTGGGCCTGCTGGAGGGCTGCCGCCTGCTGGTCCTGGGCGTCGAGCACTTCATCCGGGACGATACAGTCCTGGGGCCAGCCGCCGGCGTCCAGGATCCGCTCCACGCTGCGGACGGCGTTGATCTTCCGCACCGCCCGCGGGTCTGCGGCCAAGAGGGGCTGGATCGAACCCCACAGGCCGATCATTCGCCGCATGTACAGGAACAACTGCTGCATCTGCCGCAACGGTCCCATGAATTCCGCCTGCACAATGTCGCCGGCCAGGTGCCGGTACGCCGGGTGCCGGGCCGCAGCGATCAGGATGTCCGGCGGCGGCGGAATGCGATTGGCGTCCGCCTCGATCTGCCACAAGCGTTCGTGCAGCTCGGAGAGGTAGAACTTCTCCAACGGCGCCAGGCGCGGCCCCACCACGACGGTCAACTCCGCCATCCTTTGCCAGACCTCGTAGGCGGTCGCCTCCTTGGTCATCTGCTGCATCTGGAGGAACATGGGCAGATTCAGGACTCGCTCCACCTCCTGCTCCATCCTTTGCAGGTATTCGATTCCGAACGGGTAGCCCATCTGGCCACTGCCGTAGAGGGGCGAAATCTGCTCGTCCGAGTTCTCCAGGTAGGTGATTCCATCGGGCCCCAGTTCGATCCGGCCCTGGAGTTCGGTGCTAGCCTTGAGGGGCTGCTGAGCCGCCCGATCCGCGACCAGCATCATCGTCTTGTGCATGTGGTTGAGTCGCTTGACGCTGCTGACGTGCAATGCCCCGCGGCCCATCGTCTCATCGCCCGAACGGCGGTACGGCCACCACGTAATCGGACAACGGGTATAGGGCTCCTCTTCGAGGATCCCAACATCGCCGGGGACGGCGTTCTTCTCGCTATCCACTTGGACCCAGAAGGAGACCCAGGGCCGGTTCTTCCACTGGAGCCGGTGCTCCCCGATGGTGGGGTCATCGCTCTGGTAGATCGACTCGATGAACTCGTACTTGGTCAGCGGGTTGCCGTCCTTGAGACTGCGAATCAAGGATGCGCTGCACTTGTCGCCCCAGATCCGGTAGGCTTCGAGGGCGTCGTACAGCACCTTCTGGTGGAAGGCGGTCAGATTGCCGTCTTCATCCACCGACCACCAGCAGGCGAGGACCGGCAAGTGGCGGAAATTGATCTTGGGCTTGGCCCGCATGTATCCGGTGCGGACGAAGTGATTGCCCAGCGTCATGGCGTCGGCGATCCCGCCCGGCAGGACGGTGTAGAAGTTGCTGCTGGCGAAGATGCCGTTGAACTGCTCCTCCCGTTCCTGGAGCCACTTCTGGACCTGGTTGTTGTCGTTGAGCCAGGGAATCTGCACCCGGTAGCGGAACCAGTCGCCAGGATTGAGCAGGTGGCCCGCGAAGGCGTCGGACGCCTGATCGATGTCCGTGGCGATCTTGGAGGTGTACATGGTCGTGCCACGCTTCTCGCCCTGGTAGGCTTCCCCGTCCTTGCCAAGATAGGTCTGCAAATCTGGCCGGCAGTAGGCGATGATCTCGCGCAGGACCTCCTCGTACTGCACCCGCTCCTGGCGCTGCTCGTACTGCTGCTGCCGCAAGAGGATGCGGTTCGGCAAGGTGTCTTGGTTGAGATTCCGCGGTGCTACCATCTGTCAGTTCCAGATTGCGGGGCGCAAAATAAAAGCGGCAAACAGGTGGATCAGGCACCTGTCTGCCGCTAGTTATTCGTCTTGTGTATCCTGTCCCGGCTGGCCGGCCGTGGCTGGACCCCGCTATTCAGTTGTAGAATATCAGTGTCTTACGCCCAACTTTCGTTCCAGTTGCCAGTAATAATCACCGGCGTACTCCAATTCCTGCACGCGACTCATCAGTGGACCCCAAATCGCTTCGCGCAGCCATTGCTCAAAGACTCGGATTTGTGCCCGTATTTCGGCGTTCACTTCACGCCGCCTTCGCATCGCTTCAAGATAACTTGGCTCACTCAGTCGTTTCATCTTGGCCCCGCCGTATGGGCGGCCACAACAGCGACCGCCAGCACTAGGGATCTGCCGACAATCTGGTGCGTAACCTCCCAGTCGAACGCGTCAAAGGGCATCCCAACTTCTTGTGCCATGTACCCAAGTTCCTCTTTGGAATCAGCCCAGATAGTAACGGTGTCGGCTCCGTCAGAACAGACCGATTTTCGTGTCGCCACCCAGAGGTGCAACAAGCCTACACCCGTCTTCTGTAGTGCTTCCACTTCCGTCATCATCCCACCATCCCGATCAACGGCTTGTCCAGCTTCTTGAGCTTGAGGTACACGACCAGCAAAGCCTCAATCGGCTGGGTCAGCATGGCGTCCCGCCGCCAAATGAACTTCTGTTCCTCTGAGTTCTCCTCGAGGTCCATGTACCCGGCGGCCATCATCTGCTCACAAACGCGCACCGGCGGCATGGGTCTGCCGCAGATCATGTTCACCACGTCCTGCTTCGACAGGACGCAGGGCGCCCACTGCTCGGTCTCAGGCGTTTTGAGGAGTTGAATCGCCATGACTCTCCTGCAGGGTCTCTACCGCCTTGCTGGTATCGAGACAGATGGTCAGGGTCAATTCGCTCACTTCGGTTTCGCCACCTTTCTGCCGGCTTGCCGGGCCATCGAGTAGCAAATTGCCGCCCGCTGGTCGCGGGGACGGTCTTTCTCGTTGGCAGCCATGTAACCCATACAGCGCCCGATGAAGTCCTGCGTGGACTCGTCTTTCTTCGGTGGTGTCGGCATCAGCTACCCTTTCACTCTGGCGCGTGTTGTAACCGTGCTATTTCCCGTCTGTCAAGAAAAAACCAAGATTTATTCTGGGGACCATTGATCCTCTCGATCCGTCGGATCAGTCCGATCTGCCCGCAGGAATCCATCAATCCTTCATAAATTCCATAATCGTATCCGCCGGCGGATCGCCGTATTTCGCACGGCACTGAGAAATCCAGTCCTTCATCTGCTGCGGTCCACCCTGGCAGACGAGACCCGCCCCGCGGGCGGACCTATTCCATCGAGGATCAGAAACACTATGAACCGACCACGTTCCCATCTTCAGGACGCCACCCGGAAGACCGGCGGGCGAGCTTGCGGTCCCCGGTATCCGCCCGACTACAGGCGGGAAGGGTACAGATGCCAGTTCTCTCTCTATCGCATCAAGGACCATTGCGGACGCAATGGCCGGTTGGCTATTGGCAAGAAGAGCTTGTTGGTCAAGTTGACCATTCATTTCTTGAAACTTGCCATGAAGAATCTGGTTCGCCTTGGCATCAAGGTCTTGCCTCAAGTGCAATATTCTGGCTTGTACTGCCTGGTGCATCGAGTGCCATTCGTCATAGCCGGCCTGGGTCTGAGGGTAAGCCACATCGTCTGGAACAGAACAAACACCACGCCACACCGGATAATCGTCCCCGTCCCCATGAACTTGGCAGTGCGTGATGTGCACCGTCGTCTCCGGGGGAAGTGTGCGACATCGCAGGAAACGGACCACACTGTCCGTCAGACGCACCACGATCTCTCGAATACCATCGCCGGGATATAGTGCGTTGAACTCGTCTTCGTCCATGTTATACTCGAATTTCATAAGCCATTTCCTTAAGAGAACAATGACAGGATGGAGCGGTCCCGGCAGTACAACCAGAGCCTGCTGCGGGATAGGTACCGCCGATCACCCACAATTCTTCATCGGGTCCACCGGCTCTGGCTGGCGGTACTTCCGCCAACGCCGCCGCCCGAAGATCACCATGCGCTGCTGGTATTCCTGGGCCTTCTGGAGACCATACAGGCCCATCGCCCACGCCTCCGCATGGTCCGGGGAGCAGCCGAGGAGCCGCTTGATGTCTTTTTTCTCCACGATCTGAATCCCGCCGCGGCGGACCTGATAGCGGCTGGAGTAGGGCAGTTGCCGCATAGTCTCGGCGTCCTGGGGTCGCAGGGCGCGGAAGTTGCGGATCTCGTTCATCACGTACCAGAACAGGGCTGACCGCTTGTTGGCCACTTTCGTGCCGGCGTCCCCTTCTTCGCTGCCGCAGAACGCCTGGACGCGATACCTCTTGCTCCCATCCGGAAGCTCATCCTCGTTGAGCCGGTCGCAAATCCCCTTGCCGATCCCGATGGTGTCCACGATGAAGTCCACAATGCCCGTGGCGTTGCTGATCCGCACCAGTTCCGCATAGATGCGCATGGTATCTTTCGTGTACAGCACGATCGGCAGGTCCGCCTCCAGACCGTTGAACACATAGATCGCACAGGCGTCCCCACCCGTCGCCGGATCGCAGGAGATGATCCGTTTCTTGCGGGGGCACTGAGCCTGCCCCTCCGACAGCCGCAGCGGCAGGTCCATCAGCATGGCCGTGGTGATCAGCGTCATTTCCTCGTCGCGGATACGGGCGCAGGCGTACTCCTGCTCGAAGATCTGCCTCGTCGTCTCCGGGGAGGAACGAATCCGCTCCAGGGCATCCAGGGTGAACACGCCGCTGACGGGGACGATGGCTGCCCCCTCGCCGTACCGGAAGGCGACCAGGCGAATGGGATACCAATCGGGCAGGTGGCGCGGGGCCAGGCCTGTCTCCGGAAGGATATCCCCCTCACGGATACACGCGGCCCGGTCGAACATCTGGGTCGCGTGGTTGTTCCCGCGGGGCGTGTAGCAGAAGACCACCCAGCGCGTCGCGTACTGCTCGACGATCGGCTGCACC